TTTTGATGATGAAGCATATCTCTGCCAGGCTTCGGACGGAGAATGCACTGGATGATGAAGACTAAGCACAAGGTCGGTCACATGTCCTTTGAGCTGTTTCACGATAAGGTTGATGGATCTTGGTGGACAGTACAGCCAGTGTCAGCATTGGAGAAGAAAGACAGAAAGGTTCTGTTCAGTGGGCCAGTAGAGAAGCTCATGGCAGAACAACTTAGATCCCTGGCAACTAGGATCAAGGAGCTTGAACCCATCGATGACGTTTGTGGAGAATGTGGAGGGTCTGGGTGGGTTGGGGGCGAGGAAATGAAGAGAGTACCGGGTGAGTACCAGGCATATGAACCCGTCGATGGCTCAAGCAGATGCGAGAGCTGCAATCCGTTAGGAGTGTAACGATGTACAGTAAACAACTTCCCAAGATTAACTACGAGATCAAGCCAGTGACACGCCAGCTACATTCTGAGCGTGAGCTGCGTTTTTCAGAGACAGTACGCAATCTGAGAGACATGGATCAGGAAGACTTTGATCAGGTTATGGAGCTGGCAAGCCGTATGACACACGCAATGATAAGAAGGTGACGCTACGTAACTTGCGCGGCGATGCGCGGTAAAAGTAAGATCATGTACTGTGGATAAGTTTAGGGATTGACAAGGTTTTTGGCATGTTATTAAAATAAGCTTGTCTTTTACATGCATAGAATAGCGCTTAGCTAAGCGCTTAGAAAAGCGCTAAGAATTGCAAAAAAGAAAGTAATTAAAACTTAGAATCTAAAACATGCTTAGCTAAGCGCTATTCTAATGCATAGGGAGCAAGAGCTATTATTCACCAGCAAATAAGCGATCTGCCTGTGGATAAGTATTCAATGACAGACCTTGATGAAATGTTTTTGAAAGCTGCTGAAACAGAACGAAAACTACCACCAGCCATCGTTAAAAAAAAGCTCGGATCATGGCCCGAGTATGTTCAGGAATGGTCCGCTTACGGATACTCCCAGTTCGCTCCAAGATTACCCAAAGCCTCACCAGCAGAAATCTCTGAGTATGAGAAGGTTCTTTCACTCGGGATCGATAAGATGGACAGCGACGATCGTCGCCTCGTCTGGGCAGTGGCGCAAAGCGCAGCATTCAGAGAACGTGGTCCTCAGTGGGGTAAGCTTGCAAAGATCCAGAACCTAGCTGATGGCAGACAGATCAAGCGGCGATACTTTGATGCGCTGATTAGATTGCACTACAAGCTCAAAGCTGAAGATGACGATCAACTACTCGCCAAAATCTTCTGAGAAATTAGTATATGGCGTATTCAAAATATTTTTTTGGAATACGCCAAGTTCCTCAGAACCTTCTAAGCAAAAAGGCTAGATCAATCCCGGGGGACAAGTAAGCCCGGTTCCCGCAAACCAATCTAGCCTTCTGTATCCAGTCAGCGAACTACGACGTGATCAAATTCACCAAACAGACAGTGAATTGATAGCAAAATGACAAATGTTGTCAAGCATTCCGGGTAAATGTAGTAAGGTGCTTGATCGAATGCACGAAATGTGGTATCGAAACGATACAATAGGCGCAGTGCCTGTTTCGTTGATGGGGGCTTGGTCACTCCTGGCTCGCTTTCTTAAATGAAGTTCTTACTACCTGTTAAGTGCAAAACTACTCTGGCCAACCGTTCAACTACTCATCTGTCCGCTGATCAGTAGTTGTGACGAAGCGGTTGGCCAACCCTTTTACTGGATAATTTATGGCTAAAGTTCGCGTTACAAAAACGCAGTTGGATTTCATTTGTGACGAGCTGATCGAAGGCAGATCACTGAGAAAGATCTGCGATGAAAGCAATACGCTCCCAAGCTATCGAACCGTCTGTAGACATGTCAGAGATGATAGCGAAGCTTACGATAAGTATAGAGCCGCTAGAAACATCCAATGCGAACTGCTCAGAGATGATATCCTCGAACTCGTATCATCTCCACTGCCCGATGATCCAAAGATGGCTATGGCAGAAGTCCAGCGCAGAAGACTAGAAGCCGATCAAAAGGATAAGTACATACGCCAACTGCAACCCCTCGGGCTTAGAGATAAGGCAGAGGATGCAGCAGCGACTGGTTCTATAACACTGACATGGCTAGGCGGGGAAGTCGAAGCAACCAAGTGATCGCTTACTTCACTGTCCTGATCATATCCTATATCGTCGATGCACAAATGTATCAGGCAAAGATCCTCTTCGCTTCGCACAGACAGTGTCAGGACGCTATGGATAGTATCCACCCGGTAATGTATGCCATCAATGAAGATGCCATCACACAGTGCGTACAGTCAACTACAGTCAGCTCAGCCCTGCTAAGGCCAAGGGCTAGGCCAGGCAGTTGATATGGTTACCTTGGTTACCTTGGTTACTCTGAGTACCTATACTCCAAGCTGAGCCTGTCAGCGATCACGCGTGCGAGGCAGACCCCAAGCTTTTCTTTTTTTTAAATTGATTGCTCAGATCTGCGACCGAGATGCGACCAGCTACTGCTAACCTACTGATATGTAAGGCTTTGGATTCGGGGGTGACACCCGATACATTGTTTTTTGGGCGCTAGGCCGACCCCCACCCCCCGAAAAAATCGAGCCGCCTTCTGTATCTATTACTCACCTATACTGGAACCTCACACTTGCAGATTGTCATTCCTTATTCTCCCAGACCTTTGCAGTCTAAGTTGCACAGTGACATGCAGAAGAAGCGCTGGGGCGTAGTTGTTTGTCACAGACGCTGGGGGAAGACTGTATGGGCTATTAATCATCTTCTTAGGGATGCGATACTAAATCAGAAGAAGGCTCCCAGGTACGCTTATATGGCCCCTACGTACAGGCAAGCAAAGAATGTTGCTTGGGATTATTTAAAGCAGTTTGCTGGGAAGATCACTGGCGTTAAATTCCATGAGACTGAGTTGCGTTGTGATTTACCTAACGGTGCTAGGATCAGTTTACTGGGGGCTGAGAACCCTGATAGTTTACGGGGGATATATTTAGACGGCGTTGTGATGGACGAGGTTGCCCAGATGCCGGAGAATGTGTTCCCGGAGATCTTGAGGCCAGCGTTATCTGATCGGAAGGGCTGGGCCATTTTTGTTGGTACGCCAATGGGTCACAATGCGTTTTACGATGTTTATGAAAGGGCTGGTTTAGACGCTGATTGGCTGACTGTTATTTACAGGGCTTCTGAGACTGGCTTGTTGGATGACGATGAGTTGGAAGCTGCTCGGGCCATGATGTCTGAGGATCAGTATAATCAGGAGTTTGAGTGTTCGTGGAATGCGAATGTTCCGGGGGCTATTTTTGGAACTGAGTTGGAAGCTGCGCAGGATGCTGGCAGGATTTGCAATGTTCCGTATGACCCGGCTGTGAGGGTAGATTGCTTTTTTGATCTTGGTGTTAACGATGCGACGGCTGTTTGGTTTGTTCAGAATGTTGGCAGGGCTCTACACGTTATAGATTACTATGAGGCGCGTAACGAGGGATTGCCTCATTACTGTCATATCCTCAACAGCAAAAAGTATTTGTACGGAAACCATTATGCTCCGCATGACATTGAGGTCAGGGAGTTGGGATCTGGCAAGAGTAGAAGGGAAGTAGCCTGGGATCTGGGGCTGAACTTTCGGGTTGTACCTAAGCTGCCGATTGAGGATGGGATTCACGCTGCAAAGATGTTGATCCCCCGGTGTTACTTTGACCGGGATAAGACAAAGGTGGGGCTTGAGGCTCTGCGTCAATATCATAGGGCATATAATGAGAGAACGAGATCTTTCAGAGCAAGCCCTGTTCACGATTGGTCTAGCCATGCCTCGGATGCATTTCGGTATTTCGCGGTTGGTCTGAGAGAAGCAAAAGATACGACCCGGCCACCACAACAGATGGCTGTACGCGAATACGATCCTTTCGCGGCATAGAGGAGAGAATATAATGGCTCATAAATGGTGGCATCCAGCGCCAAAGGTTTCTAGTAAGAACTCTCCCGGCTATCCGGGGCCAAAGATAGATCCTAGCAAGTCTGGCTGGCAGAAGATCAAGGATGATGTCCAAATGGATTTGGGGGTCAAGACAAAAGATGCCGACTATTACGCACGTTTAGATGGTCGTGCAGCCGCAACTAAAGCTATGATGGATGAGATGTCAGCGCGGGAATGGACCGGGAACAGATCGTCTATACTAACTAAGAAGAAAGAAGGGCCCGAAACAGTTGCCGATACCGATACCGATGGTACTGATGGCGTTAAAAAGCTTGATCAAGATCTTGACCTGGAGAATGTTGACAATACTCCCGAAAGTATTGCGGCAACGGCGAAAGCGAACGAGGCTCACACAGAAGTTGTGGATCAAAGCGGCGCTACGTTTGGAACTGGTTCAGACGTTACCAGTGTGGTTCAAAAAGACGAAAGCTTTATCGATGCAGATCTTAAAAAAGCACAACAACTTGCATCAGACAACGCGACACTTGCACAACATGGCGTAAGTGTCGATGATTTATCCGGGCTTGGGTTTTCAAGTACAGAGCAATTTTTATCTGAGACTAAGCGTCTTAATGCCATTGCTGAAGAATCCAATAAAGCAGCAGCAGCAGAAGAAGCTGCAAAACTTAGTGCGAATGCAGCTTTAACTTTTAACGATAAAGTCTACGACAATCGCGATGAGATGATTGAAGCAATCCGCGCAGATGCGATTGCAACTGATAAAGCTGCTGCTGCTGGCGGTGCAAGCTCTATTCTTAATTTAGCTGGCAGCAATACAACTACAGGAAACTCTGGCGATGCATTAAATCAGGTGACAGTTGCAGAGCAAAACCTTAATTCTTCTACAGCAAAAGGCGGCAGCATGGAGAAAGCTGCTGCAATATCCACTGGTCCGGCTGAAGATAAAGCGATTGAGAACTACGAAAAGGGGCGGCGATCAACGATCCTGACCACGCCAGAGGGTTTATTAAACGATGACGAGTTAGAGGAAGACGGGACATTTCGCAAGAAGCGTGGGCTGATCGTATGATTAAAAAGAAACCTCAGAACATTGCAGGGATTATGGGCGCTCAAGCTGCCCAACCAGCCGCGCTGCTCGGGCAAAGCACTGTCGATCCTCTAGAGCGTTTATTGCAAAAGCAATCTGGCCGAACCCACGGCAAATTACTTGACGGCATCAAGCCCAAGAAGCCCAAACAAACAATAATGAGTAAGACGTATGGCTGAAGTTACACCTCTCGTTCAAATGCTGGATCGTCGTTATAAGACGTTAAAATCCCAGCGCACAAACTGGGAAAGCCACTGGCAGCAATTAGCCGATTACATGCTGCCCCGTAAGGCTGACATCACGAAAAAGCGGATGCAGGGTGACAAGCGCACCGAGTTGATCTTTGATGGAACGGCTATTCATGCTGTTGAGCTGTTAGCTGCCTCATTGCATGGAATGCTTACCAGCCCTAGCACCCCCTGGTTTTCGATGCGCTACCGAGATCCGGCATTGCAGCAAAACGATGTTGCAAACGAATGGTTAGAAGCTGCTCTGGATCAGATGTACAAGGCGTTTCAGCGCTCCAATTTCCAACAAGAGATCCACGAACTGTATTATGATTTGGTAGTTTTCGGCACTGCTGCGTTTTACGTTGAGGCAGAACCAAATGGAGTACGTTTTGCGTGTCGCCATATTGCAGAAATTTGCATTTCAGAAAATCAGGACGGTAGAGTTGATACTGTTTATAGGCATTTCAAAATGTCTGCTCGCGCAATTGCTATGCAGTTTGCGCCGACCAGCTTGTCAGCAAAGATCAAAAAGGATGTAGAGGACGATCCCTACAAGGAGCATGACTTGGTTCATGTTGTTTATCCTCGGGGCGAGAGTGGCGGCAAGAAGGCAAAAGACAAGCCTGTCGCTAGTGTTTACTACACGGCAGATGATCGTCAGCTTTTGAGCGAGGGCGGTTTCGATGAATTTCCGTTTATGGTCACGCGCTTTGTAAAAGACAGCGTAAGCACTTACGGCAGATCTCCGGCTATGACGGCTCTGCCAGATGTGAAAATGTTGAATAAAATGTCTGAGACGACCATCAAGGCAGCTCAAAAACAGATCGATCCGCCGTTAATGGTCCCGGATGACGGATTTATGATGCCAATCCGCACCACGCCGGGATCACTGAACTTCTACAGATCAGGCACAAGAGACAGAATGGAGCCTCTCCAGATCGGGGCAAACAATCCTCTCGGGCTAAACATGGAAGAACAGCGGCGCAATGCAATTCGCCAGGCATTCTTTGTTGATCAGCTCTTGTTGGGCCAAGGGTCGAACATGACTGCAACGGAAGTATTGCAACGAAACGAAGAAAAGATGAGATTGCTTGGGCCTGTTTTAGGCAGGCTGCAAGCAGAGCTATTGCAGCCGATGATTACCCGGTCATTTGCGCTGCTGCTCCGGGGCGGACTCCTCCCACAACCCCCGGAGGAATTGCAGGGCATGGATATTGATATTGAATATGTCAGCCCATTGGCGAAAGCGCAAAAGCTTACAGATCTGCAAAGTATGTTGCGAGGTTTTGAGGTGATGCTTCAGATGGCACAAGTCGCGCCAGTTATGGATTATTTGGACAGCGACAAGCTGGTTGAGTACGTTGTTGAAACAACTGGGATGCCAGCCCGAGTTATTCGAGGCAAGGCTGAAGTCGACAAGCTGCGAAGAGAAAAAGCAACGGCTGCGGCCCAGGTCATGGAGCAAAATCCCGAAAATGGCGGTGAGATGATCCAGCAAATGCAGGGCGCTATGAACGGTCAAATGCCGCAATGAATAAACTAATAGAAGAGCTGAAGCTCAAATATCGTCGGACTTTTAATACTGACGATGGTGAGCAAGTGCTTGCTGATCTCAAACGCCGCTTTGGATTTGAGACAACCACGTTTTCTGGCGATCCTTATCAGACCGCATTCAACGAGGGACAACGCGCAGCATTGCTGCTGATCGTCAGAATGTTGTCCGACAAAAAGGAACCAACAAATGAGTGAAGAGGCAATCCAGGAAGCTGGATCTCAAGAGGCTGTCGCGGCCCCAAACTTTCTAGAAAGCATCCCCGAGGAGCTTCGATCAGAACCATCTCTGCGAAACTTCCAAGATGCAGGAAGTCTGGCAAAATCTTATGTCCACGCCCAGCGCATGATCGGGCGTGAAAATGTAACAATCCCTGGCAAGTCAGCAACGCCAGATGAATGGCGTCAGGTTTATCAAAAGCTGGGAGCGCCAGATGCTGCTGATGCTTATCAGATTGAAGGCATGGATGATACTGTCGCTGGCCAGTTTCGCCAACAGGCATTTGATGCCGGGTTATCGCAACAGCAAGCCACGGCAGTTTCAGACTTTTATAAAGGTCAACAGACCAGCCAAAACGAGGCTATGAAAAAAGCTGGTGAAGACGCCATCTATGATTCCGAGCAAGAGCTGCGCCAGGAATACGGTAAAGCCTTCGAGCAGAAAGTGCAGGGCGCTCAGAACGCAGCAAAGCAGTTGCTCGGCGGCGTAGAGATATTTGAAACTTTGCAACTGGCCGATGGTCGGATGCTCGGGGACCACCCTGACATTATTCGTATGTTCTCAACTCTGGCTGGTCAAATCGGTGAAGATCAACTCATTGGTGAAACAAGTGAAATGGTAATGACCCCAGCGGAAGCGTCCAGGCAGATAGCTGACCTTACGAAGACCAATGGCCCATACTTTGATAAGCGCCACCCGGAACATCAACATTATGTAGACGAAGTTTATCGTTTACGTGAGTACAGTGGATAAGCGAAAGCCCCACGACATCAAGCTTGTGAGCCAAGCAGTCTAGCGACTTAAACGCAAGCCAGACCCTTACGGACAACCCGGCGAAGCAACCCCAAAACTTAAACAAACTGTAGGAGACTCAAAATGAGTACTCAAATCACTACGGCTTTTGTTCAACAGTTTTCGTCCAACGTCCAAATGCTATCTCAGCAACTGGGTTCCAACTTGCGTAATGCAGTGGATGTCGAATCTGTGAACGGTGAAAAAGCCTTAACATGAGGGCCGTTGCTTAGTAATAAGCAAATGAAAACTCTGTGAACTCAGGGAAACCCCTAACACTTAGGGTGAGGGCAATCCTGAGCCAAGCCTCAGAAATGAGGAAGGTGCAACGACTATCCCGGAAGGGAGTACACCCAAGTGGGTGGAAGCGCAGAGCATCCTTTGAGGATGATGATATAGTCTCATCTTATGTGAAAGCATAAGCAGCCGAAAGGCGGTCTAAGCGTAACGAACTTAGGCGAAGATTTTGTCTTTGACCAAGTGGGATCGGCCTCGGCTGTTCTTCGCACATCGCGGCACGCGGATACACCGCTTGTTGATACACCCCATTCTCGTAGAATGGTAACTCTGGCAGATTACGAATACGCTGACTTGATCGACGATCAGGACAAAGTGCGTCTGCTTATCGATCCGACAAGTACCTATTCCAAAGCCGCTTCTGCGGCCATGAACCGCGCAATGGATGATGTAATTATCGCCGCCGCGCTTGGTACTTCAAATACTGGAAAAGATGGTTCTACATCTACTGCGTTCGCTTCCGGCAACATAGTTGCTCACGGCAGCGCTGGACTGACTATCGCCAAACTCTTGGATGCAAAACAAATTCTGGACGAAGGCAATGTCGACCCATCTATCAAAAGATACTGTGTAGCTTCTCCTAAGCAAATCAGTGACTTACTAGGCACAACTCAAGTAACTTCGAGTGACTTCAACACCGTGAAAGCTCTCGCGATGGGCCAAGTTTCGTCGTATATGGGCTTCGAATTTATCGTGTCTAACCGCCTTACAACAAGCTCTTCAAACCGTCAGGTTTTGTGTTTTGCTGAGGACGGGATCAAGCTGGCAATCGGCAAAGAGCCGACATCTCGCATCGATGAGCGAGCTGATAAATCGTATGCCGTCCAGGTATATTATTGCCAGAGTATCGGCGCAACCCGCATGGAAGAAGCGAAAGTCGTTTCTATCCTGTGTGCAGAATAGGAGGGCTGAAAAATGGCTACTGTATATTCAACACAAAAAACTAACAGCCGGGCAACTCCTGCGACAATGAACAAAGCCAACGAAATGTCTGGCAGAGTTCGGGTCGCGCACGGCACTTACGAAGCATCCTCACTAGCATCAGGTGATGTTATTGAGCTGTTCACACTGCCAGATGGCGCACGTTTGCTTGAAGGCTCTTTGGCGCATGACGCTCTAGCGTCTTCAACCACGCTTTCAGTTGGCTACGCCGCGCATACTAATGCGGCTGGTACGGCTGTTTCTGCTGCTGCTGCTGCTTACAAAGCTGCCGCTGCATCTACGGCTGCTCAGAAAATTGATATTCTTGCAACCCTGGCTTTGGGTTCTGGAACTGAGACTGACACTGACGCTGACGGCGTTATTGTTACCGCAACTATGGGCGGTGCGGCTGGAACTGGCACAATTGAAGTCACGATCAAGTATGTCGTTGACTAAATAATTAGGGGGCAGGGTTTTTCCTTGCCCTTTTCCTTTTCGAGGATGATTTATGACAAGCACCGTCGACATTGCAAATATTGCTCTGAATACTATTGGCGCGTCTAACATTGCGGCCTTGGATGAGAACAGTAAGCCAGCGAGGATCATCAATCAACGCTATCCATCTGTCCGTGATACCGTGTTTAGAGCGCATCCCTGGAATTGTTTAATCAATCGTCAGGAACTTAATCAGGAAACAGACACTCCGGCATTTGGCTATGCCTATCAATATCCTCTGCCGACAGATCCTTACTGCCTCAGAGTACTTGAGTTTAACAACGGCAGCATGGGCTATCCGCAAGACAACATGCTCTCAAACACTGGTGGGCCTGTCTTTGTGATTGAAGGCCGCAAGCTCATAACCGATGAGGGTGTTGCCAAGATTAAATATATCGGACGCTCTACAGACCCTAATGATTATGACGCCAATCTCATCGATGCCCTGGCGGCTCGCCTGGCGTTTGAAATTTGTTATTCAATCGTGGGGTCCAGTTCAATGGTTCAGCTCACATCTGCCATGTACGACAGTAAGTTATCTGAAGCGAGGTTTGTGGATGGCACTGAGGGCGCACCTCAGAAGATTGAAGTTTCCGACTTTATAGAAAGTCGCTTTTAATGGCGAGATCAGCACCAGCTCTCAGCTCTTTTACCGCCGGGGAAATATCCCCGCGCTTAGAGGGCAGAATATCTATTGAGAAATACCGGGAAGGTCTTTCTGATCTAACGAATATGATCGTGCAGCCGCACGGCGGTGTTCAGCGCAGACCCGGCACAGAATATCTGGGCGAAGTAAAAGCGAGCGCAAATGCAACAAGGCTTATTCCATTTGAGTTTAAAACTGCTGACACGTATGCGTTGGAATTTGGTGAACAATACATGCGCGTGTTCAGAAATGGACTGCAAGTTCTGTCGGCGGCTAAGACAATCTCAGCCATCACACGAGCCAACCCCGGCGTCTTGACCAGCAACTCTCACGGTTACTCCAACGGTGATGAGGTCTACCTGACAAACTCAGGTGCAATGGCCGAGTTGACGGCACGAAACTACCGGATTGCTAACGTCACGACCAATACATTTACGCTAACGGATTTACACGCCGCTGCAATCAATACGACGAGTTACACGACATTTGACAGTGGCGTGACAACCGCCGAGATTTACGAGGTTGCAACGCCCTACACCTCCGCGCATTTGTCTAATGTTCGTTTTGTGCAATCTGCTGATGTAATGTATTTCACGCATCCTGATTATGCGATACGGACGTTATCCCGGTCAGATCACGATTCTTGGTCATTTGCTACCTTGTCTGTCAGCGGAAGCCCCACGCCAAACCTAAACAATTCCAGTAACAACTATCCTTCTGTCGTGACATTCTTTGAGCAACGCCTTGTGTTTGGCGCAACGAACAATAATCCTCAAACACTGTGGTTTTCGAAAAATGCCGATTACGATAATTTCACTGTGGGAACCAACGCCGACGATGCTCTGATCTACACGATTGCCTCGAACAAAGTGAACGCGATACGCTACCTGTCAGCTACTCGCGTTTTAACAATTGGAACGTCCGGCGGCGAGTATGTTCTGACAACCTCGAACGGTGGCCCCGTCACTCCCACATCTACTGTGATCCGCAAATATTCAAACTACGGCTGTACTGATGCAGAGCCTGTCCAGGTCGCAGATGTGACGCTCTTTATTCAGCGCGGATCTCGAAAGGTTCGTGAGTTTAAATACGCCGGGGATGTCAATCAGGATGCCTATGTTGCAAATGACATAACGATCCTAGCAGAGCATCTTACTGAAGGCGGCATCCTGGAGTTCGCATTTCAACAGGAACCCGAGAGCATAAT